TGGTTTCTCCTGGCACAGGATATACTAATACCTCTATACCAGAAGTTCTTATTGAAGTTCCTAATGTAACACGAGAAATAAATGATTCTTCTACTTATGAAGGTGACTTTGGAGAAATTGTAGGAGTTGGTACAACGTGTGTAGGTGTTGCATCTACAGGTATTGTATTTGATATGTACATCCCTACTAATTCATTCTTAAGGAATACTGATGTAGTAGGAACTGCTGTTACGATTAGTGGCATTCAAACTGGATATTACTTTACAGTTTCTAATAGTAATATTGGAAATGGTGTAACATCGATCTATCAGAATAGATCAGTCTTAGGAATAGGAACTACTTTCTTAGATAATGTATATGAAGTTGCTGCAGTTTCTGTTGCACAAACTTCAGTACCTGGTATTGCTAATACATATGTGGCTAGAGTAACAACTAGTGTTTCTAGTTTCAATTCTCTATCAGGTGTGGGTGTGAGTGAGTTGTTTGGAAGTTTCTCATGGGGAAGAATAACACTAGGATCTAGACCTGGTACTTCAGTTACATCCTTTACTGCGTATACAGAAAACGGATTTACTGGCATCTCTACATCAGCAGTGGTGAGTAGAGTTTCTCCTTTAAAATCTCAAGATTATTCTAGTTAACAATCTTTGATAAATAAGTAAAAAAACTATCGCAAAATGGCTGCAATTATAACTGATCAACTTCGTATATTAAATACTAAAGATTTTGTTGCCAGTGTAGCATCAACAACTAATTCATTTTATACATGGATTGGTTTACCGAATGCTACACAGGTTGATTCTGATTGGAATACGACTCCACCTGATCCACGGGATAGTTTTAATCAAGAGAATGAATATTGGGATACAATGATAGCCTTGAAAAAGGTAGATACAACCGATATAAAGCAAGTTGTTAAAAAGAATACATGGACATCAGGTATCACCTATGACATGTATAGAAATGATATTAAAGCAGAGAATCCCTCTAAACCTTCTAATGCAATTACATTATATGCTGCAAATTATTTTGTGGTAAATGAAGATTATAAAGTTTATATTTGCCTTCAGAATGGAACGGATCCTGATAACCCCGAAGGAAAAGCATCATTAGATCAACCAACATTTACTGATTTAGAACCAAGAGCAGCAGGAAGTAGTGAAATATTTGTATACTATTAAACCAGGTGATATTGTAAAGTTTGACTCTACAGACTTCATGCCTGTTCCTGCAGATTGGGCAACTAATAGTGCTGATGCTGCAGTAAGAGATAATGCCTCAACTAGTGGTCAACTTAAGATTGTTACTGTAACTAATAGGGGAGTGGGATTAGGAACTGCTAATCAAACTTATACTAAAGTTCCTATTAATGGTGATGGTCAAGGTGCAGAAGCAACTGTTGTAATTAACAGTTCTTCAAAAGTGGAATCAGTTACTGTTTCTAAGGGTGGATCTAATTATAGTTTTGGAACATTAGATTTAGCAGAAGGTGGAGTTCCTACAGGCACAAGTGCAGCTGCATTTAATGTTATCATTCCTCCTCAGGGTGGACATGGTGCTGACATTTATAGAGAACTAGGAGCAAAAAATGCTCTTGTTTATGCTCGAATTGAAAACGATGCAGAGAACCCTGATTTCATCACTGGACAAGAATTTGCTCGTGTAGGTATTGTTCAGAATCCTGAAGCCTATAATTCTACTGAAAATTTAGAATTAGATAAAGCAAGTGCTGTATATGCATTAAGATTGACTGGTGCTGGTGCTAGTACTGCTACATTTACTGCAGATGCTTTTGTTACTCAAACCATAGGAGTTGGATCAACTGCTGTAGGAAGAGTTATTTCTTATGATCAAACAACTTCTGTTCTAAAGTATTGGCAGGACAGATCTACTGCTGGTTTTAACACTAACGGTAGTGCAAATACGGATCCTACTTATGGATTCCAAATGGATAGATTTACTGCAAACATTAAATCTGGTGGATCATTTAGTATTACTGGTGGGTCAGAAACTCTCTCAATTAGCACATCATTCACAGGTCTCTCTACTGTAATAAATAGTAGGACTTATTATCTTGGTCAGTCATTTACCGCAGGTGTGGCCAATCCAGAAGTTAAAAAATATTCTGGTGATATTATATACGTTGATAATAGACCGTCGATCACTAGATCAACAAACCAAAAAGAAGATATCAAAGTCATTTTGCAATTCTAAAGAATTATGTCTCAGGAAACCAATCTAAACGTCGCACCTTACTTTGACGATTTTAATGCAAGTAATGACTATTATAGTGTACTGTTTAAGCCTGGATATCCAGTTCAGGCAAGAGAATTAAATAATTTACAATCAATCTTACAAAATCAGGTTGAGCAGTTTGGGCAACACTTTTTTAAAGAGGGTGCTAAAGTTGTACCAGGAAATACTTACTATAATAAACAATATAACGGTATACAATTAGAATCAAGTTTTTTAGGAATTCCAATATCTAATTACTTGGGTCAATTAGTTGGGTCTAAAATTACTGGATTAACATCTGGTGTTACTGCAACGGCTACTAAGTGTGTCCTTGGAAAAGATTCTGAAAATGGAAATCCAACTCTTTATGTAAGTTATTTGGGATCAGACTCTACAGATAATCTTCAAGGAATTTTTGCAAATAATGAATTATTAACATCTAGTATAGATATAATTTCTGGTGGAACTACAATTGCAGCTGGAGAACCATTTGGTTCAACACTGGTTAACAATGCAAATATAACTGGATCTGCCTTTACTATAAAGAGTGGAGTTTATTTTGCAAAAGGAAGATTTGTAGAAGTATCAGATCAAAATATTCTTTTAGATCCATTTGGTATTACTCCCAATTATAGGATTGGTCTCTTTATTAATGAATCGATAATCAATGCGGATATGAATCCTGCATTGAATGATAATTCAAGAGGATTTAATAATTATGCTGCACCAGGTGCAGATAGACTTAGAATTACCACTTCTCTAATTAAGAAAGATTTAGATGATTTTGATGACAATAACTTTGTTCAATTAGCAACGGTAGAAAATGGTGTTTTAAAAAGTCAAACAACTTCAACTGAGTATAATATTTTACAAGATGAGTTAGCAAGAAGAACATATGCAGAATCAGGTGATTACTATGTTAAACCTTTTGGTGTTGGTGTAAAAGAATCATTAAATAATTATCAAGGAAATAATGGTATATTTAATTCCGATCAGTTAACTTATGGAGGATTGATTCCTTCTGATGATCTTGGACTTTATCAGGTTTCTCCAGGTAGAGCATTTGTAAAAGGATATGATGTAGAGACTATTAGTTCGACATATCTTGATTTTGAGAAACCAAGAACAACTGCAAGTCTGGAAGATCAAGGAATTAATTATAATACTGGAGCAACATTAAAATTAAATAATACATATGGAAGTCCTCAGATAGGTATTGGTAATACTTACGTTTTAAGTCTTAGAGACACAAGAATAGGAACTGCTGCTACTCTTCCTGCTGGTAAAGAGATTGGATTAGCAAGAGTATATGATTTCGATTTAGAGTCTGGTTCTTATGATAGAAGTAATCAAAATGTTAATGAATGGGATCTTACTCTTTATGATATTCAAACAGTAACAGAGATTACTTTAAATGAGTCTATTACATTAACGGTTCCAAGTCATATTAAAGGAAAGTATAGTGGAGCAACTGCATTTATAAAATCTCCTGTTGCAGCTGGTGTTGCTGTTACAGTTTATGATGTAAAAGGAGACTTTATTAAGAATGAAAACTTCATTATAGATGGGGTAGAAAATACAAGAGTTGCTGTTGCAGTGACTAATTACGGTATTTCCGATATAAGATCCGTTTTCGGTAATACAAACGGGCCAGACATGAATACAGTGGGTGCTGCACAGACATTCTCTGCAGATACTATCCAAACTCCAATTATCTCAGTTGGTGTTGCTACCATTACTGCTTTCAATACAACTGCTTCTGTAAGTATCAGCACAATAAGAAGCACTAGTCCTAATTTTCCAGGCCAAATAAAGACAGGAAATTTAGTTAGGTATAGTGGTAATAATAGTGTTGATCCAGTTCTTGGTTCTGTTGTAAGTGTCGGAGCAAGTCATATAAACATCAGTGGTGTTACTACTGTATCTGGAGTAGCAGCAGGTCAATTACCTTCTTCATTGCTTCAAGTTTCTGATCTTGCAGTTGTGGGAGCAGATCTTCAAAAAGCAAGAGATACCTCATTCTATACAAAACTTCCTAAAGATAATATTTCTAATGTAGATCTAACAGATGCATCATTAGTTATTAGAAAGACTCAAAATGTAAACATTACAGGAGGTCAACTAGCCACTGCTCTTGATGCAGCTGCTAATGAAACATTTTTACCATTCACTGCAGAGAGATATTTCTTACAAAGAAGTGATGGAACTACTGAAGTTCTAACAAGTGATAAAGTACAGATTAATGCAGCATCTACTCAACTACAAATTTATGGTTTAGGTGGAAATGATGATGCAGTTCTTGTTACTACACTCAAAAAACTTAAGCCTAAGTCAAAAGTAAAAATTAGAAATAGAGTTAATACCTTATTAGTTGATAAATCTACAAATGATGCATCTGGTATTACTACTTTAACTGCAAATGATGGATTAACATATGGAAATTATCCTTATGGAACAAGAGTTCAGGATGAAGAAATATCATTAAACGTTCCTGATGCCCTACAAATCTATAAAGTTTACGAATCTCCATCAACTTCGGATCCATCTGCTCCAACTTTGACATTAGATTCTCTTACAGGGCCTACAGGTAAGACTGCTGACCTTGTAATAGGAGAAAAAGTCACAGGAAAAACCAGTAATGCGTGTGGATATCTTGCAGAATCTGTAACTAATTCTCAAATTACATTTCTTCCTCAAAATGAAATTAATTTTAAGGAAGGAGAGACAGTTTTATTTGAAGAATCTCAGATTGAAGGTGTAGTAACCACGGTTGATGCATCTAGTTTTGATATTACGTCTAGTTTTGATAGTGAAAATGGTCAAAAAGAAGATATTTACAATTATTCTATTATTAGAAGAAAATCTGATGCAACAGCACCCAATAAAAAAATAAAAATATACTTCTCAAATGGATATTATCAGTCAACTGATGATGGAGATGTTACAACAGTAGATTCTTATTCTACTTTTAACTACACAACTCAAATTCAGTCAGTAAATGGTATTAGAAATACTGATTTGATTGATATTAGACCAAGAGTTTCTGATTATACTGTAGCTGAAAGTGTTAGGTCTCCTCTTGAATTCTATGGAAGAACCTTTAATGCTGCAGGAAACTCTGCTGCAAATATTTTAGCATCCGATGAAACCATAGTAACTGATTTTTCATGGTATCTTGGAAGAATTGACTCTATTTACCTTACTAAAGATGGTCAATTCCAAGTTAAAACAGGAGTTCCTTCTGAAAAACCAGAAGAATCTGGAACAGTTGATGATGCACTGAAGATTGCAGTAGCATCCATTCCTCCTTATCTCTATAACACTGCAGATGTTTCATTAAATTTCTTACAATATAAGAGATATACAATGTCGGATATTGGCCGACTTGAGAATAGGATTAAAAATCTTGAATACTATACGACTCTTTCATTACTAGAAGCAAATACTGCAAATATATTCCTTCCAGATCAAAATGGACTAAACAGATTTAAGTCAGGATTCTTTGTTGATAACTTTACTTCCTTTCTTTCACAATCAAATTTGGTTGCATATAAGAATAGTATTGATATTAAACTTAATGAATTAAGACCAAGCCATTATACAACTTCTACAGACTTGTTAATGGGCCCTGTTGAGAATGTATCTGCAAATGCAGATTTAGCATTCTCTGCTCCACAAGGAACTAATATTAAAAAAACAGGAGATGTTGTAAGTTTAAGTTATAATGAAGTTGAATATTTGCAACAAGTTAATGGAACTAGAACTGAAAGTGTAACTCCTTTTATTGTAGCGTTTTGGGGAGGAAATATAGATCTAACTCCTGCATCAGATAACTGGGTTGATACTGAAAGACTGGGAGCTAATATTATAAATGTAGAAGGAGATTTTACACAACAAATTGCAGAATTAAGTGAAAGATTTACGCCAACAGATCCTCAAGCAGGATTTGGTGCTGTACTCTGGAATTCTTGGGAAGAGATTTGGAGTGGAGTGAATGGTGCTCCAGCTACTACCACACGAAATCAAACTGCATGGGCAGGAAATACTTTATGGAGAACTACCTTCACTGATACTCAGTTACAACGCACAGGTACTAGAAGTATTCTTACCGAAACCTTTGATCAAGAATCTCAAGGAGATAGACTTGTAAGTAGGGATCTAGTTTCCTTCATGAGATCAAGGAATGTTCAGTTTACAGGAACAAGAGTCAAACCTTCTACCAGACATTATGCTTTCTTAGATGGAGTAAATGTAACTCAGTATGCTGTTCCAAAATTACTAGAAA